GCATTAGCAATTGCCCTCTCGGAAGCTGGCATGACTATGAAGAAGAAAGACGCTAGCGAGGAATACATGCGTGCCTTCATCCGTCAAGTGCTTCAGGAAGAGGAAGCGATGGAGGAAGAGGAGGAAATGATGGAAGATTCCTTGGGAAAGGACTGAGGGGAGACGCTGAATCATTTTCCCCTCCATCGTCTGTTCGAGCCGCAGCGCGTCGTGGCCTTGAACTCCGCAAGAAACATGGCAAAGGCGGCCTGACCACTCAGGAAGCTGGCAAGCAAGGCATTGGCAGCGGCGTGGCACGAGCTACGAGCTTGGCCAATGGAGAAAGCGTGAGCTACGAAACCATCAAGCGCATGGCCGCTTTCTTTTCAAGGCACGAGAAGAATAAGAGCGGAGGAGAAGATGACGCAGGGCGAATCGCGTGGTTGCTCTGGGGATCTGACGCAGGAAGGGCGTGGGCTTCTCGCATTATTAAGATGGTTGAAAAGCGTCGCAAAAAGCAATGAGCGAATATGTCCGCGTGATGGAGGACGAAGAAGATGGCATTGGAATTATGCAGGCGCTTGCCATTCTTTCAGCCCACGAACATCGCAACACTCCCCATTGGAAACTCGTTGAGGAGCAGCACTTCAAGAACGGGCGCCTGGACGAGACGCACATCTTTGTAAAGAACTACTACGACAAGCCCGATGAGTATTTCGAGCCCGTGAAGATGCTTGTCTTCGAGGCTGAAGCAATTGCGAAGGCATACGTGATGGAAGGTATCGAAGCCCAGCTTTCAAACGTTCAAGATGACGATGATGAGGATTGATCAATAATGACAAAGTAGTTGGGCATTCCCAAGAGCCACAGTACCGAGCGATCGTAAAGAGTGCTGAGTGTCGCCAACTGAATGGCAGACGGTTCCGCTTCGCCTCTTTCTAGTCGGCAGTAGGTGGATTGACTGATATGCAAAGCTTTTGCTACATCCCGTTGAGAAAGCCCGCTGTTCTCCCTGAGTTCTTTCATGCGAGATGCAGTCAAGAGTCTCCTTTGCAAATGGGGCAGCCTCAGCGCATTGGTTTCGCTAGCAATCAGTCTCGTCAATTTTGATTCGTCAATGAATCACTTAGAGCAGTATAGCGGGTAAAACAATTTAGTATAAGAATATGGATTCACGCCCATGCTTTCGCTACGACGTATCCCAAATTAGTGATTATCAAATCACTGACGAGGGCTACCTAAAGGTCCGTGCCCGCATTGCGCGTACGGGCATTCAATCGTACACGGATGCAAGTGGTGGTATCCGCTTGGAATACCGCCCTGAAATAGAAGTGGCCTCGCAAGAAGCCCTAGACAGCTTCAGGGAGAAGTGCTTGACCAGAGAGCATCCTCCAGTGTTGCTCGATGCGACGAACACAAAAGACTACGCCATTGGTTTTACCAGTGCTGATGTCTCGTATTCCGATGGCTTCGTTGAATCCACTCTCACCGTCACCGACAAGGAGACGATTGAGGAGATCATGCGCGGTAACGTGCGTGAAGTGTCTTGTGGTTACAGGGTCGAATATGTTGATCAGCCTGGCATCACGCCAGACGGGCAGCATTACGACGGCTACCAGAAGAACATTCGTGGCAACCATGTGGCCATTGTAAAAAGAGCACGAGGAGGGCCTAATGTTCGCCTCATGCTCGACTCAGCGGATGCCGCTGTGACTGAATTGATCACTTCTATCAAAGGAGAAACTATGTCGGCAAACATTGTGTTTGACGGCGTTTCTTTTGAGGCAGATCCCGCCCTTGCAGCCGCTGTGTCGGCTGAGCGTGAAGACGCGAAGGCGAGCTACGCCGATATGAAACGCAAGTACGACGAAATGATGTCCGAAGCTTCCAAAATGAAGGAAGAAATGGACGCCATGGAAAAAGAAATGAAGGGCAAAATGGACTCCGCTGAGGGTCGTGCTGATGCCCTAGAGCAAGAGCTTGAAGCCGTCAAGGCCGAGCTGGAAGCTGCTAAGCAAGTGAATGTTGATTCGCTTGTGGAGGAGCGCATTGCTCTGATCGACAAAGCTCGCATCTCTCTGGATAGCGAGTTTGATTTCGCTGGCAAAGATGCTCGTGAAATCATGGAAGCCGCTATCAAGGCTTCTCGCGGCGACTCCATCGACCTCTCTAATCGTTCCGACGATTACGTGCAGGCGATGTTCGACACGCTGGCTGACGTTGCTCCCCGTAACGATTCTGCCTCCACCGAGTCTCTCCGCAAAGCTGTTGCTTCTCTGGCAACTCCCGTTGCTGCGCCGTCTTCCTACATGGAACACCTGCAGAACGCTTGGAAAAAACCCCTTTCTGTCTCCAAGGAGCGCTGATCCATGGCAGTTTCTTTTACCACTTCGGGGACCGCGACGGCTGGTGGCGTGCAGCAAGCTTATGCTCTGCAGCATGACCCTCTGCTCGAAGGTCAACTCTCCGATATTCGCGACAACACCATTGGCACCTACATGAACGAGACCGGCGCTGTGCTGGCCTTCGGCAACGTGGTGATGTACAACTCTGCTGGTACTGTCGCCAATTCCGCAATCACCATTTCCGGCACTGCTGGCTCGGTGCTCGGCGTGAACGTCCTCACCTATGTGGACGAAACCGCTGTAGATGCCAATAGCCGTCCTGGTGTCAAGAACACTCAAGCCTGCAACGTGGCCAATGAGGGCGCTGTCGCCGTCTACGTCCATGGCGCTGTCAATCCCTCCACTCCTGTGCGTGTGATTCACACCGCTAGCGGCTCTGAGTATGCCGGTCAGTTCCGCGCTGCTGCCGTCAGTGGCCGCACTGCTGTGCTGTCCAATGCTCGCTATCTCACCTCCACCACGGGCGATGGCCTGGCGGTTCTGGAGCTGAATGGTCCGAGCTTCACTCTCACCGCTAACGCTTGATAGGAGGCTTACCAATGTCTGAATTTCGTATGGACGAGGCGGGTCTGTTTCTTGAGCGTCAGCTTGAGTACATCCGTCCCCAGGTGTTTGAAACCGTTTACGCGGACATCAAATATCCGACCATCCTGCCTGTGACCAGTGAAGCTGGTAACGGCGCTCAAACTTTCACCTATCGAGTGATGGACTCGACTGGTGAGTTCAAGCTGATTGCTGATGCTGCAGATGATCTGCCGCGTGCTGACATCAGCCAAGTTGAGAAGAGCATTCCCATCCGCTCGTTTGGTGGTTCCTTCGGCTACACCGTGCAGGAACTGCGTGCCGCTCAAATGGCCAACATGGCCCTTGAGCAGCGCCGCGCCACTGCTGTGCGTCGTGCTTACGAGGAGAAAGTGGAAAGCGTAGCCATGTTCGGCGAAAGCGCTGCTGGTCTCTCTGGCTTCTTCAACAACTCCACCGTTGACGTGCTGGTGGCCGATAAGTGGTTCACTGGTACCATCACTGCCCAGGAAATGCTGGAAGTCCTGAACTATGGCGTGAGTGCCATTGTGAACGACTCCAAGATGAAGGAGCAGCCCGACACCATCCTCATGGCCTATGAGGACTTCCGCATTGTGAGCACCACTCGCAATTCGGACTCTTCGGACGTGACTGTGCTGGAATACTTCCTGCGCACCAACCCCTTCATCACCTCCATCGAGCCCATCAATCAGCTCGATAAGGACAACAGCGCTCTGAACACCAACCGCATGGTGGTGTACAAGCGTGATCCTCAGAAGGTGCAACTGCACATTCCTCAGCCGCTTGAACTCTTCCCGCCTCAACAGCGTGGTCTTGAGTTTATTGTGCCTGCTCATGCTCGCGTGGGTGGCGTTGCCATCTACTTCCCTAAGAGCGTGAAGTACGTGCAAGCTGCTTCCTGAGGAAGCAAATAGCTCGGGCGTTAGGCTTTAGAGCAGTTCCATGATGAACAAATGCTAATCGCTTATCGCCCCGAGCTTGAAAATCCGCCGCGTGAAGGTGGGTTTGGTGTGATCACCAAAGTTGGAATTATCCAACTGAGCCCCGGTGTGAATGCAGACGTGCCCGAAACCAAATGGGAAGAGGCCCGTCAAAACCAAACAGTTAAGCGCCTGATGGCCATTGGTGCCATTGAGGAGGTCACAGAAACGCTTACGGTGCAGGACGTCCCTCAAAGCGTAAGCACCCTTTCTCAGCTTCCTCAGCGCGATGCTCTGAGCATGATCGAGATTATGCACGATGATGAGCAACTGGCCGACTGGAAAAAAATTGAAGGTCGTGTTCGCATTCGCAACGCCATCGCCCGCCGCATTGAAGCCATCAAAACTGGGAAGGTCTAATAATGGCCGTCACCTATGCAACATTCCTTGATCGTTTTCCTGAGTTCATTCCCCATCCATCGGGAATTGTCAATGGAGCAATCACGGAGGCTTCAGCGGATGTAAGCGAGGACATTTTCGGAGATCAAACTGATCGCGCCGTCAAACACCTCGCTGCTCACATTATTGCCATTCAACTTGCACAAATGGGCGTTCAAATTGGCGCCACTGATGGCAAGGTCTATGGCAAGGGACTGGAGGCCACGCAATATGGCCAAGAGTTCAAACGAATGCTTGAAACCGTTTCTGGTGCTTCTTCCATTGGTTTTGTCGTATGATCAACGGCCTTTCGCCACTTGCTAATGCCACACTGGTCTGGCAAGTTGCGTCTGGCTACGCGATTGACGAGGAGACTGGCAACTACGTGGGGCTGTCTTCGGGCACCACTTACTATGCCACTTTGAAGCAGAAGAACAATCCACGGTATGACTACCTCCTGGGCGCTGACAATACAGCCGTCTACATGGAAGGAAGACTGACTGGGCCTTTGGCACTATCAGGAGTCACGCCTGGAAGCTCCGCTGCTGCAACCATCAATGGGAGGGAAGGACGGTTTGAGCTATTGCCTAATGAGCATATTGCTGAGCATTATTGGCAGTTCCTAGGCGCTCCAATACGCGGCATTTTTAGACTTGTAGGCAAAGGAAGCGTTCAGAATGTCTGAGGCGCTTAATCATTTTCTCTCCCATTGAGGATTTTCAATGACCATTTACCATCCCACGGAGTTGGTTAAGAGCCAGGACGTTATTGTTCGCGTTGGCTCTATTTCCGGCACTGCCCGTCCCGTCATCACTCAGAGTGGCGCCACTTTTACCGTAAGTGGTGCTCCTACGCTCTACACCCTGCAAGCTGCTACTACGGCTTCGCTGGCCTTCAACGACGGCAACACTGAGTTCTATCTACTGGGCAACGGCGGCTTCGCTGATAGCGTGGTCGTTACCAGCCAATGCACTGCTTCCATCACTTCCTACTTCCAGAAGGACGTTGATGGCACCACGTTCCTGCCGAACAGCTTTGACGAAGCTTTCCAAGTGGTTGCTCAAGGCCGTTACGACAAGGACCATGAGGTGTACGTCGAGATCAACAAGCAACTCGGCGTGAGCGGCACCACGTTCTACTACGATCGTGTGGCATTTGTCTCGCGGGTGATGAACTACAGCGAGAGCTATCCTGCCGATAATCTTGTGGAAGTCACCTTTGACCTCATGAGCCGTGGCCGCATTGGCATCCATCAGAACGCTGAGAACACTGGCAGTATCATTCCGATTGTGCCCAACTCTTGATTCTTTCCCATTGTTTTCGCTAGCCTTCCTTTACGGGAAGGCTTTTTTATTGTGAACATTGCGCAGCTTAGGCAAACCATTCAACTGCTCCTAGAAGGCTCTCCTGACCTGGTTGGGCAATATACGCTGCCTGATGGTACAAAAATACCAGCCATCTATGTGAGCGGTAGACAGGGCGTGCCGTCTGAATGGAAAGTGGACGGCCTGGAAGTGGTCATTGATGAGTTTCCCTCCTTGAGTCCTCGTGCTGGTGTGGGGATTGTCCAGCAGCGTCAAGAATGGACAGTTGTGCTTGTTGACTACAGCACTTCTTCCAAAGCCCTCACGCAAGCTGCTCGAAGGATTAGCAGGAGATTCCCTGACGCTCGTTTCTCCTTCTCGCCTGAAACTGACATTGCTTACGGTCAATATCGCATTAGGATTCCCGACTTGGAAATTGATCGTCTCTATCCTCCGCAATGAAGCTGCTTAAAAGCGACTGCGAAAACGCTTGGCTTTTTGATTGCCAATTGGACGATGGAAAAATCAAAGCAGGAATGGCTTGCTTTATGCCCTTCTCTCCATCGAAACTTTCTTTTACCATCAAAGGGAAAAGCTATTCGGCCATTGCGCCATTGAAAGCTTGCGACCAGCCAGGGGCGGTGAGGATTGTCAACGCTAGACTTCCATTGCTTGATTGATAGCAATGAGCAAGTATTCAGACTTCTTCTTGATTGGCAGTCCCGAGTATTGCGAGCTGAATGAACGAATGAGGCTGCGTAGCTTTGGAAGCTGGCTTGCAGAGGAAGTGTGGTGCAGGGAGAAGCAAAACAAAAAGCGGGCTCAATTCACGCTTGAGCTAATTCGTCTT